AGTAGTGAGTTCCATATGCGTTCGATATTTTCATGGGTCATGTCAGACATTATTGTTTTCCTTAGGTTCGGTTGTTGTTGATAATTTATCAAAATCTTTCATCAACATCATTAATTTATCTCCGACCCAGGCTTTTCTGAACTCAATATGCTCCTTCTTAGCACTATCTACGTATTTTAACCTATTTCCTTGTTGTGTTAGTACACCTTTTTTCTCAAATAAGTCTACTAATCCACTATAAGGATCCATTCCTGTCTCGTATGGAATTTTTACTTGTACTGATTCAAATGGTTTTGAAAAACGTGTTTTCATTACTTTACAAGCCGCTCTAATTCCTCTTATGTCTGTAACTTTATTACCTTTTTCGTCTTCTTTAAGTTTTAATTTTTTCATTGCAATCACAATTGAACTTGCATATATAAATCCTTGTCCGCCCGATATTTTATCATCAGGATCAAACATATCTTGTGATGCGTATGTGTGATTAGTTGCTATAAGTCCTACGTTCCAACTACCAAACATATTAACACAGTTCCTTACAAGTGCTGTTAAGGCTTTAGGTTTTCTACCTAAGTCACCTTTCATTTCGCCTTTTTCAAATTGATCTACGTCAGTTGGTGTTAGTAACATACCTAAACTATCAATTACAATTAGTACTTTAGGTGCGTTCTCTTTATCTTCGCCATGTTCATCTTTGTAACCCTTCATGAAATCTGAAACTGTTCTTGCAACATCGTCTACCATGGATAAACTTAATCTTAATAGTTTCTTTTCGTCAGTATCTACGCCAAGTGCTTCTAACCACGATTGGTCTAGTGCATTTTCAGTGTCAATTAGTATTACATAAATGCCTTGCTTTTGTGCATTACGTACCAAATTGCCAGATGCTACAAAAGATTTACCCGATCCCGATTCACCTGCTAATACTGTTACTTTGCCTAATGGAACACCTTTGTTAAAGTCACCACTTATTAAATAATTTAATGCATAGTTTCCTGTAGAAATCCAATCAGTTGGATCGTTGAATCCTATGCCAAGTCCTGATATAGACTTTGTTATATTTTTTCTAAATTTTGTTACGTCAAATGGTTTTGTCATTTTTTATAACAAAATCCAAAGGATAACTAATACAATTAATACCCAAGCAGGTACTTGTTTGTATAATACCCAATCTATAATTTTTTTAATTTCTGTTTTCATAATATCCTTATTATAATACACAAGGCCTTAACTGTCAACAATTAAGGCCTTGGTAAATGTCAGATTATTTTGCTTGTCTTGATCTAATTAATTTCAAAATATCCTCTGCTCTTTTGGCACTATCACCTGCAGGCTGAGCCGCTGGTGTTGGTTGAGCCGCTGGTGTTGGTTGTGCTTCAGCTTTTACTTCAGCATTTACCGGATCAGCAGTCTTCTCAACTGGTGCAGGTCTACTTGCTGTTGGTACAGACACTTGTCTAGCACCTATGCCTGCAGGTCTAAAGTATTGCCCATACTTCTCAAGATCATAAGATTCACCTTCAACAGATTTTTCAAATAATTCCTTAATTATTTTAACTTCTGCATCTGATGGTTCTTTTGGTCTATAGTCTGATAAATTATGTAATCCAAATTTATCAATATTTGCTCTTTCTGTTTCGTCTAGAGCACGTTCTCTTCTTGACCATTTTGACGTTGAGTAGTCAGCGTATCCACCTTTAGTTGTTTTATTAATTCTAAAGTCAACACCTTTTACATAATCAGTTGGTAACTCTTCCATTTCCGGATCAAGTAACGCCGATCTAATAATGTTAAAAATTTGAGGTCCAATAATAAATCTTCTAATTGGATTCTCTGGTACTGTATCTTCGTTTAACGGATTAGTTACAACAAAACCTTGGAAAATATAACTTTTCTTTTTCCAATATTTTCTGCCCATGTCTTCCATACTTTTATCTTTAAACCATGGTCTAACTTCTGTTAGAACTGGACAAGTTTTTCCGTACATCTCCATACATGGTACTTGTACCTGGATTGGTCTAGAATCACTTTGACCTTTAATACCTGCAAAAGGTAGTTTGATCATGTTTCTCTCTGTCCAGAAAAAAGTATTACCTTGATCTTTGTCAGGTAAGAATCTAACGACTGCTTCTGAGCCTTCGTTTATATTCCAGTGTGGATAGATGGCGTTGTCTCCGCCTGTTGATGAAGTGGAGCGATTCACTTCTTGAGATTTTAACTTCGCTCTTATTTCAGCCAATGTAGCCATAATGTAAGCCTCCTTGTGTGCCTATGTTTGTTGTTTGCCTAAATGTATATTAGACATATAGTACATAATATACAACTATATTTATCTATTGTCTACTACTATTATTGGAAAAAGTGTTATTGTTGGTAATTTGCTAGTTGAGATATTCTTTCAACTTCGCCTTCAATGCCTGCGATGTCTTGTGCATGGCCGTCTGCTTTGGCTTTAATTGATTCTACTATTTTACCTCTAGATTCTTTTAATTTATCTGCATTAAAATTTTCAATTGCAGTTTTAATTGCAGTAGTTTTGTCACCGCCTTCTTTTAAATGTTGTTCAATAAAAGGTTTAATATCTTCAAATTTTATTCCTTCAGCGGCTTCCCAATCATATTTGCTCATTATATGACCTACATATTCTTCGAAGTCTTCTGAATTCAAAAAGTCTTGCCAAGTTTTATATTGTGCTTGTAAATCTTTATTTTTATTCCACATATCTTGAGCTACTTGTGCTCGGCCATCTTCCATATCTGGCATACTTTCTTTAGGATTAACTGTATTGTTAACCCAATCTTCAAATTCTGCTGTTTCGCCTCTTGCTCTTTTGTCTAGTTTAGGATGTTTTTTAGGATTAAAATCTCCTGGATCAATTTCTTGAGATGCTTTGTCGTATTTTGCTACTAATGCTTTTGCAATATCTCTATTTTTATTAGCATCTGGATCTTCAGGATCAAAAGGCATTCCAGTTTTGCTCATTTGATCTGCTACTCTAGAAGCAAAGTTTGCCACTCTGTCCTCATCAGGAGTTTTTGTTAGCATTCTAGACGCAATATCTGAAAGTGTTGTCATAATTCTTGCATCTTCTGGTGACGCTTTTGGAACATCAAATTTTTTCTCATCAGGCATATTTTTATTAAGCAATATTTTGCTGTCTGGGTTTGCTAAAAACTGTTTAACAATCATTGCGTGGTCAACTGCTGGCTCAACTGGAGCATCAATTGGTTCTTCACCTGGGTCTAATTCTGTTACTGGTTGTTCCTCTTTTGGTGCTTCTAACTCACTCATAATTTTGTTAATAAGTGGAAGTGCATCTTCTACTCTGTTGTCTAAATTTTTAAGTGTAAATTTTTCTCTTAATTTAGCAATAGTTTCGTCGTCTAAAACAATTTCTTCTGATGTTTTAAAGTCTTTAGATGCCGCTTCGTAATGAGGTTGTTTTGATATATTTCTTATATATTCTCTTAAATTTTCTAATTGTAATTTTGTTTTTTCTATAATATCACCTGCATTATCGTTTAATTGATCTTTATGAGAAACGTATCTTGAAAATGAATTTAATTTTGCAATATCTTCTGATGTTTTAACAATGTGTTCGCCAAATTCATCATGTGGTCTTCCACCGTTAGCAACGTGTCTTTGCATAGCTCTTGCACCTGCTAGGTGTGTTAATGGATACTTAAATCTTTCACCATCTTCGTTTTCAATGTATAATGATTCAATATGTCTTGATCTAGAGCCAGGAATTTCTTCATCTACTTTGCCTGAGTGTCTAACTATTAATCTTGTTTTTTCTAAGTCTTCGTATGATCTTCTTGCTGTGCCTGTTAGGCCTTCTGAAACACCTGCTAGTTTAGTAATTTTGTCTAGTTCATTAGCTGATTCAGTTCCCCATATAGTTCCTCTTCTACTATCGGGAGTTCCTCTTCCTTTACCCTTGGCATTTGCGGCTTTGTTTTTCATCATTCCATGTCCTACCCAATCATCTGGATGATTAAAAGGATTTGCTTTTTGTGCTACCCCTTTAAGCATTGTCATTAATCTTGAAGTTTCTTTTGGATCTTTAGCAAGTATTTCTTTAAAAGCATCAGCGGCCGCAGTTATTTCATCACGAGTGTAATTAGATTCTCCTGATTTCATTTTTGTAACTGCTCGTACTAATGATGATTTGTCATCTACGCCAGGAAACTGTTTTGCAATAGTTGTTGGTGCCACGCCCCCAGTTAATCCTGCTTCTGGCTCGGCTGGTCTTCCTTTGTCGGCTGGTGCTCCTCGATCCACTGGTTCTTCTTTCACGCCTGCTAAATTTGTAATTCTGTTTAGTTCTTCTGACATCTCATCAGTATTTACCGTTGTGTTCGTATCTGCTAGGTTCTTATAATCCTGTTTTGTTAGGTTTGATTTAGTAATATCCCTTACATCAAATGCTAATTGATGCTCTACTGCAAAGTCTTTTAGTTCTTTTAAAAATGCATACCATTCGTCCTTGCTATCTTCGTCTATTTTGTCTAATAAATTACGGTTGTAAAATACTTTCATGTTCTCACCGTCAGCTAAACTAACACTTACGGCTCCAAATGTGTCAGCATCTTCTTTAAATTCAAATTCAAAAAATACTGCACTGCTTGGATCAGCTGTAGGAACACCATTTTCATCTCCTACTTGTATGTTTGAGAATTGTGATCTAATTTTATTAAAAAGGTCTTGTGACGTTTTTGGGTTCATATTGTGTATTTATAAGTTTTCTACAGGCTTCTAATTCGGGTATATAATCGCCTAATTTTGAACCTCTACTTTTGTCTAATATATCGTTATATTCAAAAAATTTCTTTAGTTTGTCGTAATCAACTTTATAATCACTAGTATAGTGCTTGTATAAAGAATCTAGTAAAGATTTTGTATCTCTTTCGTTGTCATAATAAATTTTAGATTTACGTGCTTTTTCCAAACTTGCAATTACCATATCTTTGTTTGGATGATTAAAACAGTTTAATATATCGCCACGATGTCCACCATAATTTAATTGCACTGTAAAAAATGGAAACTTTGTTTCTAAATATTCAAGAGTCTCACCTATAGTGGTAATATTGTATATGCTTACGACACTAATGCAGGCCATTTCATGTCCATCATTTTTTAGTAAGTAAATATTTTTTTCTACTTGTTCTTGAACCGTTTTCCATCTAATATATTCAGTCACTTTTGGTGTACCATCAATACTTACTGTAAATCCAATATCATTAAAATGTTTGAATAATTCTCTTATAGGATTGCTTATTTTCATAAAGTTTGAATTTATTCTTAAATTAAAATTTGTTTTATTTTCTTTAATACATTTTCTTAAAAAGGCATAAAATTCAGCATTTATTGTTGGCTCACCTCCAGTAACATATATTGTTTTTGCTGTATCTAAATCCACAACGTCAAAAGAATCATAACCACGTTTTTGTTTTTCATAATATTTTTTAAAATATGGATGATCTATATTTTTATATTCTTCTTCGATTAATGAACTAAATCCGGGAGTACATGATCTGCACATTATGTTGCATTTGTTTCCAGGTCTAATCTCATAATAAACCGGACTTGTAAATTTTTTTAAATCATTTATATTTTTTAATTTTAATTTTGTCGCCCATTGTAAAGTATCGTGCCATCTTGTAGTTAGGTGAGACCCGAATTTTTCGTGCATAATGCACCACCCACAGTTCTCTTCGTTTGGTAATCCTTTTAACATTCTACTTCTTAAATTATTAAAGGCTTCATTATTCTGCCAATCTATTTTGTCTGTGCTTTTGATTAATGGCTTTAAAGCAGATTCACCCCTTTCACAAGATCTACGGTATCCATTAAAACTTGCATATGTGATCCACGGTCTTAAACAAAAACTTCTATTAGTAGTCAACAAATTTGTCCAATATTCGATTATTTCAAAATTTTTTGGATTTAACATTGTAAATTCAATATTTTTTTCTCGAAAAAACTGTATTAGTTGAAACATTCTTTGAAATAAACTATGGTGCGAATATCTTTCTTGTGGTTGATCTAAAATTATAAATTGATTAAAGTTCTTTTTTGATTCTATTATTTTTTTAGTAGATAATTCATGAGTGCTTGTATGATAGCAACCGTCTAAAATTTCTTTAGTATTATTATTAAACATACCACGAAAAGTTAGTTTATTTTTTTCTGCAAAATTTTTTGATAATTTATGTGCCCATGCTTCTTTTGATGTATTATCGCCAAAACAAAGTACTTTCATATTGATACTTATTGGTAAAAAATATGGAAAAAATATTTTAAATTAACCGTACAGGTTTGCAAATATAGGCATTGGAGCTGTCCATTCAGAAGTTCTATCAGTCCATTTTTCAAATATTTTAGGATCAAAATCTGCTAGTACTTTCATCATACGTGTCATTAATAAACAAGCACTAACCAAGTCGTCGTGCTGTCCAGGCTTTCCTTTATAACTCATACCTGTTGCAACAAAGTCTTTTAATTCAGATATAAGCAAGTTAGAACAAATTTTCATTTTACCACTTTCTACAAGTTCTTTAAATTTAGTACAAGCGTCTATTTTAAATTTAGCAGTAGTATTGAACCCTCTTCTAAATTTTCTTCTATGTCCTTTTCTTATAGGTTCTGATAAAAACATACCCATAATGTTTTCTTCACCTATGTCCATTACTCTCATTAATGCCGCTTCACCAATAGTATTGTTTTCCATTGAATAAAAAATTTGTGGTGTTGCTGTTGAATCTTTTTCTATTATAGTATCGTGAATGTACTTGTTAATTCCTTGTAAAATTCTTATTTGTTGATTCATTGGTGTTGTATTATGATGCCATTCAGCAACTTGTTCAAATGTAGGCAATTCAAATACTTGTATAGCCGCATAGTCACCGCCTGTTCCCATAGCTGGATCAAGTGATACCATGTAAGTCATTCCAGGTGTTGGCCTTTTAAACCAACGTACTTGTCCTGTTTTTTCTATTGGTGCTGTACTTTCCATTTCTGCTAAGGTTATACTGTTAATTAAAGTTTCATCAAAGATTAAGAATTCACATTCGTGTTCCCTTCTAAATCTTTCTTCACCTATTCTAGCTTTTTCTGTATTTGCCCATTCGTCATCTCTATCAGGATGTTCAGACCAGTGTGCTTTCATGGCATAGAAACCGTTAGTTCCTACAATTTGATCATTGCCATATTCGTCAAATTTTTTATTTGCCTCTTTCCAAATTAATGCAAACTGATCTTCATCACTGTTTGGAGTTGAAGTAATCATACATTTACCTCCAGTTGACAATGTAGGAGATAGTGAAGTCCAAAATTCTTTTGCTTTCTCTGGTGGTTGCACGAACGCAAACTCATCACAATATATCATTGTTAAGGACAAACCCCGTCCAGTATTTTCAGTTGTAGTAGTTGCCATTATTTTGGAACCATTATCAAATTCTATTGAGTTTCTGTTGTACTGTGTTACACCTGCTTTAATCCAACTAGGTAACATCTCATAAGCATAACGCACCCTAGACATAATGTCTGATGCACCTGCGTATTTGTGTGCGGCAATTAATATTTGTGAATCTGGATGAAACATAGCATACCAAATAATGTATCCTGATGCACAGGTTGTTTTTCCTGTTTGTCTTGGTAGCATTGACACCGAAAATCTGTGATTGTTGTATGCTTCTATTAATCTTTTTTGATATGGATATGGTTGAAAAGCCATTTCTCCTTTAGTAGGATGTTGTATTCTCATGAATGTTTCCATGAAAAACAACGGTCCTGTTTTAGGATCCATACACTTCTCAAGTTGATCAACTTGAGTTTTATTATATTTGTGTTTCTTATGAGCTTTTTTAATTTGCTCAGAGTCTAATGATACATACGCCATAGTAACACTATTTAATACTATTAATATGTTAAGAAAACTAACTGTTTATGTTTGGTTCTGCTAGGTTAACTGCACAAGGGCCTTTTGCCGCTAGATCAACATCAAATGTTATCTTTTGACCTTCTTTTAGGCCACTCATACCAGAGTTTCTAACTGCTGATACATGAACGAATACATCTTTTTCCTTGTCGTCTCGAGCGATAAAACCAAACCCTTTAGTTTCGTTAAACCATTTTACTTTTCCGCTTACACTCATATTTTTTGATTGTTTTTATTTTTTATCAGAAATTGCTTTTTTCATCGGCTCTTTTTTATTGCCGTCTTTATCCATATCTAAAAAGTCTGGTTTTGCTTTTTTTTCAGTAACTTTTGCCGCTTCTTGATATGATGCTTTAAAGTCTTCGTATTGTGCTCTAAAACTATTTGCCAAATCTTCTTCAGTAATTGTATCTTCAACTGCAAGTGGATTATCTCCTGGATATTCTTTTCTTACTTGTTGTTTTTGTTTGTTTAAACCACCAGAATGAACATTAACTAGTGTGTCAACATCTGAAGTTTTTGGTAAATCTCTTTCTGCTTCTTTTTCAGAATTTGCAAAATTTTCTTCTGCTTTTTCTTCATCTGGAGCAGTAACAACATCTCTCATTTTACCCATGTCGTTTGATCCAATAGCATCATCGTCTGTACCACATACATGACCCGGTTCACCGTGTGGTGGATTTTCTGCTGGTTCTTCTGCACCAATCATATCAGGTGTTACTTGCTGTACACCTGCTAATTTTAACATTTGCATTAACATACCTGCTTCTTCTGGTGAATCAGCAGTCATTGTTATTGCTTCGTCTACTTTTTTTGCTTCGTTTACTTGTTTTTTACCTTCTGTTGTCATTGTATTTGTATTTAGTTCTTTACTCTCTGCTTGATCAGGATCTAATTCTTGTGATTTATATTCATCTACTGCTTTTAATAAAGCATCTTGGTCTAATCTGTTTAAAACACCAGACACCATATATGCTTGGTCTCTACTAAAATTAATATCTAATTTTGAACCCATATTTAAAAATGCTTCGGTTCCTATAGGTAGTCCTTGACCAATTGTTTTTTCCTGCACCGGTGTTTCAGTTGTTTGAGGCTCAGCACTTGCCATTACTTCATCTGGTTCTGGCATTTCGTCTTTAGGTGAGCCGTCATCTTCAAATTTTTCATCAACCATTTTCATTGCTGTTTCAATTTCATATGATTTTGGAAAAGGTGATCTTTTGGCTTCTGCGTCCATTGCTCTTAATACATCTGCTTTTGGCATTTTTAAAGTATCAGGTGCATCATCACGTGTATAATTTCCTATGTATTCATCTGCACCAATGTGTATATCTGACATTCCACCAGGCTTTCTTTCTTCCAAACCATCTTCTTTTTTTATATTTTTTTCTGCCCAGTTTCTTAATTCCATTCTTCTTTGTTGTATTTCCTTCATTAATGAAGGATCTCTTCTATTCACAGGATCTATTTCCATGTCTTGAAGATGCTTCATCATTTCTCTATAATGTGATTCATCACGTGGAGTAACAACGTTTCGAAATTCTGTAACATTTTTTGGATTAGTTTTTTCAACGCTTTCAACAGCATCTTTAACTAGTTCGGGTTTTGTTTCTGCGATTTCTTGTAATTTATTTAAAACGTCTATCATTTCCATAATTTATTCTCCACAAGTACAATTTTCACAAGTACAATTTTCACACTGACAATTTGGATTATTACAAGGCATATTATTTCCTTTTTGGATCTGGATGTGGGTTAGTTGCTTTTGTTAAAGGAGAATCTGCTGGTGAATCTTCTTTAGTTGTAGCATTTTCTTTCTCTTTTGGATTATCGTTTTGTTTTCTATCTTTTAATAATTCTTTTAATAAGCTCATATTTGCTTTTGAAGAATGAAACTCTTCTGCATTTACTTTAGGTGCATCTGACATTTCAATATCTTGTAGTTTGTTTTTGTATTCTGATTTGCCTGCAACTGCCATTTGCTCTTGATATTCTTCTGTTGGTTCATCCGGTTTTCTTACAACAATCATTGCCGGAGAAATATTCATATAATCTGCTAGATATTCATGCATTTCTCTAACTGCTGTTGGATAATTTGTTGTTACATCAAAAATTGTTACAGCCTCATTTGTTAATGCTGGAAAATCTAATGGAAGTGATTGTATTGGAGTTTTCTTTCCTGCTGACATTTTAGCAACTTCAAATTTTTGAAGGCAAGTTTCCATGCGTGTTGCAAAATCCTTGTCGATATCACCTGCTACCTTAATTTTATAGTCATATGATTTAGCCGCTTCTGTAAGATACTTTGTAAATGTGCTCATATGCAATATTTAGTCTTTTTTAAGTAACTTCTTCATTAACTCGTTACGGTCTGATATTACAAAACCGTCGCTTTCTTCAACAGAACCCACGTCGTCTCCACCTGTTTTGTCTATCTTGAGCTTCTTAAGTTGTAGTTCAACCATTTTAAGTTTTTTGTCTATTTTAGAACCCTTTGCATCTATGGCGTTACGTAACATAGTACTTGCAACTTCAAAAATACGCCCTGAATAACGTGAGTCCACATTCATTCCTAAGTCCATTAAATTCTTATAACTTTCTTCAGCTTCAACAGCCAGTTTATCTAATTCTAAATCTGATAAATCTCCTAGTCCTTTTACTTGGGGTAATGAGGCCGCAATTTTGTCAAATTCAGCATAACTTTTTTGTAAATTTTTATGTGTTTCGGGATCTAAATTTTTTGATTTACCAATTGTGTTATTAGCATTTTCTTTTTCTTTTTTATCTACCTTTTTAAACTCTTCTTTAACATTTGGTAAATTTAATATATCTTCTAACTTTTTAGTCATATGCACTATTTAAGACTGTCTGTTCTTGGCCAAACAGTTTACCTTTACTAAAGTTATTTGCACAATGTTCTATACAAGTAATATGAGGTTTGTTTTTTAAACTAGCTGGGATAAGTTTTTGAAAAATTTCACTTGTTAGAATATCTTCAAATGTGTGATAATTTAAGTTTACTCCAGAATATGACTTGATTATTTTTTCCCAAAGGCTTTTATGAATTGGTTTATTCACCAAAACATTCAACATATAACAACAAGGAAAAACAAGACTATCTGCACTTATCTGTAAACGTTTTGTTTCTGCCCATGGGCATTGTATTTCACTAGTCATGTTTTCGTTATTTAAAAAGTTTTTTGTGTAAAATGTTCCTTCTTTTGCTCCACTTAATTCATGCATGGTTTTTTGTTTAGTAGCAGATTCTAAATAGTATGCAATTTTTTTATTTTCATATACAGGAGTTTTGTTTGTCGCTAAAAATCTGTCACTGTATTGAAAAACAATACCTTTAAAACCTAATTTTTCACTTAATAGTTTTGCTTCATCTACTTGATGTTCGTTATGTTTAAAAATTATATATTGCCATTCTGCATTACCACCAGCATTTATAAATGCTTTTGCATTGTCCATAATTTTTTTGTAGTCTGTATTTCTACGATATAATGAATGCGTATCCTCTAGCCCATCGATTGCAAATTTGACTTTCATATTATATTTGGCAAGTTTTCCCCACCAAGCAATTGATCTTAAAGACGCATTAGTACTAACAGTCATTGCATAGTTTTGAAAAGTTTCAAATATTTTGTCAATTTGTGGATGCATTAATGGGTCTCCATAATTGCCATTAAACTTAATTTTTTTTAAACTTTTCATTTTTTGTAAAGGTAAATTTAGTAAATTGTTTGTGTTAATGTGCATTAAAGGTAGATCTTTTTGTAGTTCTCCATAATAATTATATCTAGCACATTGTGGACATTTAGCATTACAAAAATTCGTGGCTTCAATTGTAATACTTTCTATAGTATCAATTTGGTACATTAAAAATTATTTACGTGTGCCTTGATGAAATAACTGGTCTTCTGATACAACTCTAAACCGCATTCTATTTTGTTTGGCATAGGCGTTTGCCGCCTCCCATTTAGCCATGTTTATTACAACTTGTTTTTTCTTTCCCATACTTTTACCAGCACGTTCTAATATTGTCTGGGACATTGGCTTAACCTCAATCATTTCGGCGTGTTTACGTCCATTTTTATCGTTATAAACAACAAAAAAATCAGGAACGTATATAGTATACTTGCCAGTGAAAGGATGTCTGTAAGGAATTTTAATACTTTCACTTGCCCATTTTGCAACGTTAGGATGTTCATCGCATAATCTCATAAATGCTTGTTCCCAACTTGATCTATAAGTTGGTGTTTTTAAACCTACATATTTTTCTTGGTTTTTGGGGTGAAATTTTCCTTTAGCGAATCTTGGTAACATTAGTCTATTATATTTCTAGACACAGTTTCCTTTGTAACAAGCGTTTGCCTCACACCTAACCTACTGGATTTGTATCTATTTGCGTTTAGTACAATGGTTATTAATTCAGAAAGTTGAGCCTCTGATGCATAAGTTAATTTGTCAAGTATTACTTGTGGTTTTATGCTATCAATTTTTGCTTGAGATAAAATTACGTAAGCAGTTGATTCTGCCGCAGTTCGTTGAAAGCCTCTTTTAACAAAAAAAGCTATAGTTGCATCATACTCCCCAACATTGAATTGATACTCTTCTTCATATTGTGTTTTTGTTAATTTGTCAATTGTTTTGTCTAAATTATCTTTTTCTTTTGGTGGTAAGTTTGTATAAAATTCTGCCATTATAATCCTGCTTTCTCGGTTGCTATACTAACGTCTTGTGTTGTTCTGTTTATTTTTGTATATCCTTCAGTAACAAGTTTTCGTATATTAGTAATTGCTTTACTTCTATAAACATTTTTAATTGTGTCGTCTGAAGCAGTATATTCAACATCAGATTCAGCTATTGTTAATCCTTTTCTAGAACCAATGTCTTTGTAATATATTCCAGATGCTATTTCGTCTTTAACATTAGAATCTGTTGTAACAAGATTATATGATTCGTCTGCAGAAAGAAAATCAGTTGTATTAATGCTAGGATTTGTTATGACAGTACTATTTGCTCTGTTTTTATTATCAGCAATACCTTTAGCAGTTGCTATTGCAACACCACCTGCTACTGCCGCACCAATTGAAAATGAACTAATAGGATTTGATATTGTACCTGCTTGTTTTCCAACTTCTAATACACCTTTTTTTGCAATACCTTTTAATTCTTCTTTAACATCTTTTTTCTTCATTTTTTTAGCATTGTTATATGTGTTTGATGCACTTAATATTGCACCTAAAATATTTCCACTTTGTACATTTTTCATTACTGATCCAATACCATCAACAACACCCCCTGGTCCAAATATACTATTTGTTCCACCCCCCAATACAGTTAACGGTGACGGTTCGTGATCATAATGTATTGTTGCAAAGCCAGGTACATCGTTTTTGTTTATAGTTCCACTATCATATAAAACTGTTTCATACATCACTTGCATTGTATTTGCCATAACTCCTGTACCATCTGCCGCATCTAAATTATCATGAGAAAAAGAAGCAATTTTAGGATTTACTAATTGCATAGAAGTAAATCTTTGTTTATGTAAAACAAAAATTATAATTTTTTGAAGATAAGGTTTTTTTCTTTCTATTGGAGTATCCATCCCCCATTTATTAGTTGTTCTATTATCAATTGCATCATAATAATCATCTTTAGTTTTATTAAGTACGGTATCATCCACACCTAGATTTACAGAATCTGCTATGTGGTATTCATAATATTTTTTCCAAAATGCATTTACAGTATCAGCATGGTCATCGTGGAAAGTAATGTTTACAGGATCGTATTGAATACGTGTAGCACAATACATTTTTTTATTGTATTGAAATTTTTCTTCTATATTCATATTATACTTGGGTAAGTCACAAGCCTTAACAAGCATATTAAAGTCAAGACTTTCATGACGATTAAATCCTTTAAAGAACAAAGTTTCGTCTGTTTGAAATATTACATGAAACAGAAATTTCTGTTTTGGCATCAACTTATAATTGTCATCTATATACAATCGTGATGCGTGTCGGAAGTCTTTCATTCCTGGAAGACTATTTTGGAAGCCTTTTAAGTAATCATTAATCTTTGGCATACTGTTATTTATAGCCACAAAAAAAGCGCCTATAAAGACGCTTTTCCTGTATTATAAATGCTACTCTAAATTTGTTTAACCGCCGCCTGTACTTAATGTACCAACTGTTCTTGCTACTGCTGTACCAATTCCTGTACCTTGTGGTGTTTGTATACAGTTGTCATATCTTACTAACATAGTGATAGTTGATGGTTCTGATACGTTGTATGCTAGTGTGTTGTAGTTAACGTTTTCAACATATGCACCATATAATTCAAATGTTTCTAATACATTTGGTGCACTTGCTCCGTTACCACCGTCAAGCATTTCAATTCTGCCTGTAAATTTGTAATCAATACCAGATGCCGCACTTGCTTGTTCGAAGAAATCAAATTGTTTTTGAATTTGTTCACCAACTAGTTTAGTGACTGAGTTATTAACGTCGTCTCTTAAAGTAATTGTAATTGGTTCCCAAGTATGTTTACCTGCAACATATACTCTTGAGTTGTATACATCTAGTGTTACTTGATCAAATGTTAAATTTGGTCTTGTAATATCCATTACTTGTTTTGTTAATTCTGATCTCGGTGTTGATACTCCAAAACCTTCCAGGATAGCTCTAAAACGATATTGTAGTTTTGGCATCAACAAGCCTTGTGATGCTGAACTTTGGTCGTTTGCTAAAGGTACTGTAAATTTTGATAATGTTGATATTGCCATGTGTTTCTCCTATTTATCCAAAAATTAGTTCCCTAATTTTGCAATTTCTCCTGTGTTTTTAATTCTCAATGGTATGTAAATAAATTCAACCGATTTAACTGGTTCAATTGCTATATCTACATACAGTTCGTTTCTGTCTATTCTAGTAGGTGTGTTGTTTGTATCATCACAAACTACTAAGAAGTCGTACAATGCTCTTTGTCCAACTAATTCTAACATAAATGATTCAATTGCTTGTTTAATTTCGTTTCTTGTTAATTCATCGTTTGGTTCGAATATAAACGGTTTAGCAACTGCATCTAATTGTGTTCTTAAGTAGACTGCTAGTCTTGAAACATTGATTCTATCTAATGCCGAAGTTCCTGATACTTTAGTTAAATTACCAAAGTTAACAATTCCTGCTCCCGAAAAGAAAGTAATTGGATTAATTTTAACTGAATGCATCGTATCTCTTATTGACTCTGTTACAGATATTGTTTTAAATTCACCTTCACTTGCATCAATATATCCAACTGATGTTGCATTGTCTACAACACCACGTCTTGTACCTGCTGGTGCAAACCATGGATATGCAACATTGTCATTATTTGCTAGTGTTCTTAGCATCATGTGACTTGATGGAACAACAATTGTGTTACCTGAATTGTCTGTTGTTTGTCCTGATGGATAAAATACGCCCAAGTAATCACTTGCACTTACTAATCCGTCGTCACCGTTGTCAGTTGCCGCCGCTGTGTTATTTGCCCAATCCTGAATTGCTGTTGCTGTACCAGCTAATCTAAGTGGTGAATCACCAACTACAAATGCTGTCTGATTTCTATCAGTGTTTAAGCTAATCATATTAGCAATTGCTTCTGGATAACCTGGACAAGCTATTACGTTAAAACCTCTTTGGTCTTCTCTAATTGCTTGGTTAGTGTCAATTTCTGATTTTAATTGTTGTACAACAACTTTTCTTTGTGCTTTTCTTCCAAAAGTTCCTGAACCATCAGCATTGTTACCTGATTTAGTAACCCATCTGTCTGGGTAGTAACCTGCAACTGATTCGTTGCTGTATCTAATGTTACCTAATCCGCTTGATCCTGAACTTGGATATTTTGCTGTTGTAATATAAGTGTTTTTGTATTCTTTTACATTGTATCCAGAACGTCTAGTATTCCATAACAACATACCTTGTGGATAGTTTGTTGGATCTGGGGCATCTGGATCTAAGAAGTGATCACTTAATAAATCAACAATTGAACTTGCTGTACCAGCCTGTGTATTTCCGTCAGCTCCTTTTTCAGTTGAAGTATGCCATCTAGCATCTGCAAATAAAATACCGTCTTCAGTTGTTTGGTCTGTTTTGTCAACTAATTCCCAAGCCGCACCAGTTGTTGTAACTGCAACTTGGTTTGCTGTGTTAGTTGAACTTAATGTTGCTGAAGTATTATATTTGTAAAGTTTTGGATAGTTTTCTAAATCACTTGTATCAACCCATAAGTCTTTGTTAACAAGTGGAGTACCATCACATTGTGTAGTTGGTGCTGTTGCTGAAAACTGTGGACCTTTTGGAGATGTAGTTGCATTAACACCTAAATAACCTCTCCAAGTTGTTCCATTATGTTCCATGATGTCTGCTACATCAATCGATGTGTCATACCATAATGTACCATCTGTTGGTTCATTGGTTGGTGCACTTGTACTTGCTGTGTAACTTAAACGTTTCCAGTTACTAGCCATTACTTCGTTACCTACAGTTGAATCTTCTGAGTCACCTGTTGGAGTAACATATAAGTTGTCAATTAATGTAGTCGAATTTGCTGTGTATCCACCATAACTATGTGCCACACTTGTACCAAATCCAACATCATCTAATGGTGTACCACTTAAATTATTCATTCTGAACTCACCACCTAGACTGTGTTTAATTTCAATTGCACCTTTGTATGTGCCTGAAGAAATAATTGATGCTGTTAAGTTTGTAAAACCAGCCGCCGTAAATGCTGTTACAAAATCTTCTGCATCACCTAGTGTTGAACCATCTCCCGATACCATAGTAACTGTTTTTGCAGTGTCTAGTGCATCTTGATTTTTTAATGATTCTCTGACTGTAAATGTTTCACCTGCTGTTGTACTTGGATATGTTGTTTTAGATGAAATTGTTGTTACTCCACCTTCATATCTAAATAATTGTAAGTCACCAACGTTTGGTGTATTATCACTTTGTCCGTCAACTGTTTGTTCAGTAATATTATATTGTGTATATAATGTACCTACTGTAATACCAGTTCCACCTGTTGTTGGATCTATATTGTAAATTGCTTGATTGTTTGTTGCATATAATGGTGCACTCACACTTCCAAAAGATCCATCTGATGTACTGTAAAGTTTTACAACAATGTTTGATCCACTATTTGCTGATGTTGTTTTATGCCAAACAGAACCATTAGGTCTGTTTTCATCTGCAGTTTTCCAAGTTGGTCTGTTAGTGTGTTTGTCTTGTAAAAATTTAGTACCTTTATATGTACCTGCTGTAATTCCTAAAGAAGCTAATACTCCAGTACCTTCTTCAAATCTAATTGTATTGTATCCAGCTGTTGAATCTCCAAATCCTAAACCATTGTGGAATATTTCTAAGTTTCCAGTTGTTGCATGAACTGATGCAGTAATGCCGGCCAAAGCCGCGCCATCACCACCATCGCTTGAAATGTTTATTGCTGTTGCAACATCTGATAATGCTGTTCCACCTGGTGTTACCGCAGTACCATTAATGTGCATTGTTTGTCCACTAGTTACAGTAGTGCCTGATGCAACTGATATAACTGGTAGTGTTAAGTGCCAAGCACTTGACCCTACTTGTACCCAAGTATTGCTTGATGATTTTTTGTAAATTTTGTTTGAAACGTGAGTTGTGTTAACTGCATAATCACCTTGTGAACCTATTGATGTTTTAGGTGCACCTGTTGATGCGTTTCCTACTAGGTCTGAAACTGATGTAATCAACGTTGGTGTTTTTGCTGTAAATTTTTGATCTGTTTGTGACCATTCGAATAGTCCAAAACTGCTTGATGCAAGGTCAAACCAGTATGTTCCATCTGATGGATCTGCTGTTGGAGCTGTTGCACTACCAATTAATTCAGAAGTATCTACATTTACTCTTAGTAC